CATGATCGACACCAGCTCTACCGTTAGTGGCTCGTGCCCGGTAATACCTCCCATCACTTTCACCATTCACGGCAAAACCCAAACTGTCCAGTTCGGCACCGTCATGGCCGAAATCTGTAAATACGCGTCGTGGTTTTCGTTCTTGATGGTCGCTTTCGCCATGCGGAGAGCGGCTGAAATCGTTGCTGGAGGTATGGCCTGATGCATCTGATCCTAGGACTGTTTTTCCGCCTTCTCGGTGTCGCTGTCGTACCTCTCGGTTGGAAGCTCATCAAGTGGCTCGGCTTCATTGGTGTGACCTATACCGGCGTCCATTTGCTCATGAGTGAGGCCCGCAACTACGTCTTTACGCAGCTGCTTTCGCTGCCTTCTGAGTGGTTGCAACTGATTGGCCTGCTTAAGCTCGACGTCTGCATCAACATCCTGTTTTCGGCTTACATCGCCCGCGCTGTTCTTTGGGGCATGGACAAGGCCACAGGCTCTAAATCGTCCATCCGCTGGGGAGGTAAGCTCTAATGCTCTACTTGCGAACTGGCCTGCCAGGATCTGGCAAGACCCTCAATACCATTCGTGAAATCGAGATTGAACACGGTCCCGACCCGAAGAACCCCGGCAAGGAACTTCGCCCCGTTTATTACTACGGCATTCCCGATCTCGATATCACTAAACTCAAATGCAACTGGATTGAGTTTGATACGCCTGATGAGTGGTTCAACCTGCCTGACGGCTCGATCATTGTTATCGACGAAGCCCAACGCATCTTCGGTGCCCAGGATGGCCGCAAAGCTCGACCGGAAA